AATCATTGGCCACAATACCCATGTTATGATAGACAAACTCGTACGTGTAATTCGCCTGATGGAATACAGTTATTCGATCCTGTTAGTGATGTATTATATGGCGCCTCCAGTTTGTACTTATCAGTATTGAATTTTGCAGAAAAACTTTTATTGGAAACTCCGGCGCGAGACAGACAAGCGGTTGATAGATCCATTCGAAGAACTATACATGATTGGGGACCTTCTTTTGTTGGTGGCCCAAGGCCTATAATGTTTTCAGGCGACCCTGCTTTAGAAACTGCTATACCTATAGTTAATATAGCAGAACAATTCCCAGGACGTTACACCACCGCGCAAGACGTTGTTAATATTGTAGAAGCAGTACCTGGTCATTTAGAGACTGCTATAGATACAATAAGGCACTATAGAGATAGAATTATGGTGCGCACTTCTCCTGGACAACACCCTCCCGTCCTTGAAAGAAGACTTAGTGAAGAAAGAGTAGGTAGGGGGAGAAAAAAAAGAACGAAACGAAGGAATAAGCGTAAAAAAAAGCGCAGAAAACAAACTAGGGGCAAGCATTAATAACCAATCCATTCATATAACCAGTCCCACCAACTCTGTCGATTCTCTTTTTTTAATAAACGTCTTTGCCTATCGTGAGCCTCCTGTAAAAGTCTTGTTAATGCTTTGACTTCTTCTCTGGCAATATAAAATCTATCTTTAACCATTACATATTTCATAATTTTCTTATATATATAATGGTTATAAAATTGAAAGGAGAAGTGTAAATGAAATCATAAATACACAACCTATGGAAGTCTATCATTGTTTAAACGATATTATCACAACAATAGAAAAAGAAGCAGGATTTATAGGAAAGGCTATATTTGCCTATGGTTCTATTGCTTTCATTGATTTTAACAAACTCAAATATAATCCTCGTCTAGAAGGCGCAAATGTCTTTAAAATGTTATTTAATATTGCAGAAGATTCGCCATATAATAAAATTCCAATGCAGATAGAAAATGGATGTATTACCTTAATGCGAGAATTAGGTATATCAAACAAACAATGGATTTTATTTAATATATTCTTAAATGATGGCGAAATACCCGGGTATATAAAATATATGAAATATAAAAATACAAAATATGAAAATGGGTATTTTAATGGTCTTACATTTAATTTAGACCAATTAAAGGAAGTATGTGCAAAATTTGGAGGGATTCCCTGTTTTGATTTATTCTATGAAGGTATAATGGAATCTTCAATTATGAAAAATGACCAAATGACACCAGAACTTGACTTTGATAGTATATATCAATGGAAACGTATTGCACAAGGAGAGCATATTGCTTCTCGCGACGGATGGACTTTTCGTAGATCTATTCAAGAAGAAACATATGTTTATCATGATTATAGTCGTTCGTGGCGGTACATGCGAGCGCCAGCTAGTGAAAGTAACGACGATATTGATTCCGATTGATAAAACATAATCGTGCGTGTAAATTTTATATCAAACAATAAACTTTAGGATATACCTGTTTAAAAACATTTTTTTCTCAACAAGATATATAATGAAAAAACACATGAAGCACTCTGATGGGAAATACCATATTAATGGTGTCGTTTTTGAAATCTTAATAGGTTCTCGCGCTCAAGTTATGCATGGGACAGCATACAAAACTTCGGGTAGCTTAAAAAAGAAAGATCTTAAGTACAACAAACACAAGAAAATTGTTTCAAGAGCTAAATCTGCCAAAGGACCCCAGATGCTCAAACGTCTTCACAATAAAGGTTACTTTACCCGTAAAGGTAAGTTCGGCTTTGTTCGTAAAGACGGCAAAGGCACTCGTAAAGCAAGAGGATCCCGCAGGAAGCGAAAGGTTCACTCTATTAAGGGCGTTCGTTGGGAAGATCGTGCATACGGAACTGGTAAATTCGCCAAAAAACCCAGTTACAGACGTAAAGGCAAGGGTAGCAAACGTAAGAGGGGTGGAAAACGCTCACGCAGTCGTCGCCGTTAGTTAATCCAGTAATCATTTAGGATTCTCTTTTTTTTTATATATTTGTCAGGTATTACTTGATTAATGTATTTTTCAAAATATTTCTTACTTACAGTTTTGTAGTTAAATTTAGCCTTGGCTTTAGAACAATAATCCATGTATACACATTGGATACTCTTTTCATTCATTTCTGGATAAAAATTGTATGATAATTTAATATCATCTATAATTGTCTTCATTTCCAACTGTTTATCCCATAATAAGCATTTAATATTCTCAATAGTCTTGGAATCGTGTGTTTTAATAGAGTAAAAGTGATCCAATAAGGTTTCCATATTTTTTTCACTTATCAATTCATTTTTATTACCGTGTTTCTCTTCAAGCCACGTATTATAAATATCACATAATTCGCTTATTTCAAACTCATCCGTAGCACTGNCCNCAAGATTTTTAGACCAAAATTCCTTTAGATTTGTTATGAATAATAAATGAGGACTTGTTATACCAAGAAAGCCGTTTGTATCATCAAATGCGAATTGTTTATGAATTAATTCTTTTAATGTGTTTTTGAATAGAATTAATGGTAATTCATTTTCAGATAAGTAAATCTTCCAAATATAGTACATTTCATTCCATCCAATGGAAAGCGTTTTATCATCTACTGAAATTATTTTTTGAGCAAGAAACTCTTCTATTATCCCTTCTTTAGTTTTGTCTTTTAGAAATAATACTCTTTTAAGTTTGGGGTTCCCATTGGATTTGGAGAGAATATACTCTTCCGAACTACCATATCTATTAGAATAATGTACGGCGACTGCCAAAATATCTAAAATATGGTATTTTATGAAAGATTTCCAACAACTCGAGGAGGATGATGATTTTGTAAAATGTAAAATGTGACATTTATCGTACGGGTGTTCATGCCAGTTATATTTAAAAGTAGTATTTGTGTGATAAGAATGTTTAAAATGGTGAAACACATTTTCTTCTAAAGCGGTGATAAAATCCTTCGCATGCAAATCTATTAAATGAATATGATCTGAATTTTTCTTAAGAATATTATCCCCCAATAATGCCAAAAAATATTTAGCTTCTTCCTTTGTATCAAATATTAATGGAGAAATATGATTTAATACAAATTGTATTGTATGCGATTCTGGAATAATATCAAACAACGATTTTTCTTTAATCGATTTCATTATTGATGTCTTAATTCTATATTTCCAAGGCTGCAATTCTTTATCTTGTGAAATTCCTGATAAAATTTCATGCAATATTTCACTTTCATTTATGATCTTAAATTCTTCACCATTATAACTAATAAAAATTTCAGATTTTGGAATATACATATAATGCGTTTCCGAGTTTACTAGAAAATCATTGATATATGCATTGCTACTTAATTCGAGATTTTCTAATCTTTTTCGTTTTTCCAAAAATAATTCCATTTTGTCTCTTAAATCCTTCTGGATATATTCCAGCATTTTCGATCTTAATTCAAAATCCTTATATATCGAAAAAATAGAAAATATTTCTTCATTTATTTCTCCTAAAGACATTTAATAAAATACCTAATTTGATTTTAAGTATTTTATTAAATTATACTGACATTTAGTGCGGAATCTTCAATTACATAATCTATGGTACACCTGTTATATGAAAAAGGGGATAACATCTTTTCAAGGAGTCTAAATAAATCACATCCTATCTTATCTTTATGAAATAAATGATGCGTATTGGGAAAATAAAAGTCATGAAAAGGGAAGTTCTCTTCTTGGCAACATCTGGGGACATTTTCATGATGAAATGGTGCATTTGATGTTAAAAGAATCCATAAACAAACGCCCAGCGACCACACATCGCATTTATTATTATAGTTACCCCCATATAGTTCCATACTAGTATATCCTCTTGTTCCTACAGTAATGTCTATTTTAGTTAATTTTTCATTATATGGATGCGCGGTTCCAAAATCAATCAATTTTAATTGTAATGGAGTTTCATTAACTAAAAGAAAATTCTCCAATTTGATATCTAAATGTACAAATCCCGAATCGTGTAAAGTTTTAATACACTTAGCCATTAAAAGTATATATTCGATGGCGTTATATTTTGTTATAAGGTCGTTTTCTAAACTGGCGCGAATTACTTCAAATAATTCAACGCCATTAACATAATCTAATAAAATATACATTTTTTCGTTCTCAATAAATAATTTCCTAAATTTCGGAAATAATTCAGAATTTAACTTTTTTAATACGTGAACTTCGCGATAAGCGCGCCTTTTCTTTTCTAATGTCATTTTTTTACAGGCATATAACTTACCTGTATCTAAATCTTTAATTTTATATACATTCGAAGTAGCACCTGTTCCAAGTAATGAAAGTATTTTATATGGGGTATTATTTAATTCATCCTGTCCTTTTTGTATACCGAGCGTATCTAAAGAAGAATCTATAACTTCTGCAGTATTACAGCAGAAATATCGAAATTTGCGAAACATAGAATATATATTGTGAAACTATATTTATACTTTTTTATAAAATGTTCTACGATTTAACCAATGGGGTGGTAAAACACCTATATTACGAAATGAGCTTACCGCTTTCTTCGCAACGTCTTCATGAAGTTCTTTTTCATCTCTCCATTTAAAGATAGAATGTCCTCTTTCATTAAATTCTTTATGATATTGATTCAAAATAAAATTGGATCTATGTGTTGTAGGATATCTATTATTATTAATTGCATTTATAGGGTGAATTTGCCTAGATGAATCAGTCTCCCTTATAATCAAATTAACATTATTTGATACGAGTCTACAAGGTACCTGTATTGCNTTATCATTGCTAATATATGTTTGGGTTGCAACATTCATTATTAAAAATAATATTTTATTTAATTTTCGTTTATAGAACGCATAAGTATTTAAAGATTAAATCGGAAAAAATATTATACAATGACATCGCTTTCACAAAATAATGGGAATGTATTGGAAATAAAAACTGTACAAATTGCACCATTTCGTACTTTAATGACCGCCTTAAAAGACATTTTGCTAGAAACCAATATTACATTCAAGCCAGACGGTATTCGTATTGTTAATATGGATAAATCGCATACAATTTTAGCGCATCTTTTTTTGGATGCGGAAAAATTTGAACATTATTATTGTAAATATCCAAAAATTGTTATAGGTGTTAACATGTTTCATTTATTCAAGCTAATAAATACGATTGATAATGATGATACGCTTACTATTTATATTAATGAGTCTGAATATAGCGAGGGCATTGTAGATCATCTAGGTTTGAAATTTGAGAATGGAGATATTA